GCTGCGGTGGTGGCAGACGGACGGAGGGAAGTACGACGCGGTAATTTGCGACGGAGCGGTTCGCAGCGGGAAGACTTTTTCCATGGGGCTGTCCTTCTTCCTGTGGGCTCAGAGCAGCTTTGATGGGCAGCAATTCGGCGTGTGCGGGAAGACCATTCTTTCGCTGCGGAGGAACGTGCTGGGGGAAATCGTGCCGGAGCTGAGGAAGCTTGGGATGCAGTGCACGGAAAAACGGTCAGAAAATCTGCTGGTGGTGCGCAGCGGGAAGCGGCGGAACAAATTTTACTTATTCGGTGGAAAAGATGAATCCAGCGCGGCACTGATTCAGGGAAGCACCTTTGCCGGGGTATT